AGATAGTTTTATTCGTAAGAAGATTATTGATCAAAACTTAGCATACTTGAATAATAGACTAACATACTACTTGGATAAGATCGGTTTACCTCATCAAGTAGTGTTCCAGAATGATCTTAATGTAGAAATTACACAGCTAGGTCAAGACTTAGACTTTGATAACTTGAGTAGAGGCGAGCGTAACAGACTTATCTTAGGATTAAGCTTTGCATTCCGTGATGTTTGGGAAAGTTTATATCAAAACATTAACTTATTGTTCATTGACGAGCTTATTGATAGCGGTATGGACACTGCTGGTGTTGAAAACTCGTTAAGTATCCTAAAGAAGATGGGTAGAGATAGAGAAAAGAATATATATTTAATATCCCATAAAGATGAACTCATAGGTAGAGTTAATCATGTTCTTAGAGTTGTAAAAGAAAATGGTTACACTAGCTATGCAAACGACTTAGACGTAATAGTATGACAGACCATAAAGATGATGTACATGACCAATTAGTAAAGGCGTATTTAGAATACTTTTCTGAAAATGAAAAGTTTTTATCTCGTAATTCTGTACGTACCCATCGGTCTGTTAGAAAAGCATTAAGAGATATTAGGTCATTTGCAAAAATGAGAGCAGATGAAATACATAACCATCACACAACAACACGAATAACTCACAAAGGCGATAAAAACACTTAGGCACCGGTAAGTATACTCATGCAGTGGACTTACAAAGGTAAAACAATCGACACAATACAAGACGAGTATGAAGGCTTTGTTTATCTTATTACCAACACCACTACAGGCCAGAAATACATAGGCAAGAAACTAGCAAAGTTTAAAACTACTAAGCCACCACTTAAAGGCAAGAAAAACAAAAGACGCGGAACTAAAGAAAGTGACTGGAGAGAATACTATGGCTCCAGTGATAGACTAAACGCAGACGTTGCAACACTAGGCGCAGATAAGTTTACAAGAGAAATACTTTATTTTTGTAAAGGCAGAGGCGAAATGTCTTATATAGAGGCAAGAGAACAGTTTGATAGGCGTGTACTTGAAACAGATGATTACTATAATGGTATTATTAATGTTAGAGTAGGCGGATCAGACAAACTTAAACAGGCACTTCTAGAACAACACATACAGGCAAAACATTCCAACACATAAGGTTGGCGGGCCAGTTTATAATACCGCTGTGGAAAAAGCTCTCGTATAGAAGCACACGTAACATATTGATCGACTACCCAGAGGTAGGAAGCCACCAAACAAATTGGGCTCACAGGTTGATATAGATTGTATTGTTGGCAGTCGAAAAACACAACATAGTTTGTAAAAACCCTTTAGCACTAGGAACGAAGCGGGGGAATATTGTTACATATAATGTACATTGTATATTATAAGCAACATAATGTCGACGTAGGTTGGGAAAGGTCAGAGCCCATCAAACTTGTGTATAAACAAATACCTATTTCCAATGTCTTGGCTGTGGCGAACTCACATGAGGTTATCCAAAAAGACGACGGGGCTAGAAATAGTTCCGTCTGACTAAACAATCTACATGAAATTAAAACATTATAACATTCGTTATAATGCTTTGTGTCATATATAACTTATCTTAGCTAAACGAAGTGCATGTAGTTAGAGCGTAAGCGAAAACTTTTAGTTACGAAGTAACTAAACAAAACATAAATATACTTGTGTAAGGATTAAACTATGAAAATAAATGAAATTACTGAAGCTCCTTTTAGTAGACTATTAGCTAAGAACAAAGCGTTACAAGCTAAGATGCTAGGTAAAGTTCCTGGTATGAAAGATAAAGCTGATAACATGACTGCACGAGCTGATATGAAAGCTACTGCAAATGGTCTTTTCAATAAATTTTCAAAATACGTAGGTGGTCAAGGTAAGAAGTTAAAACAAGCAACAGGTGAAGATCTTGCTGCGTTTATGAAAACAATGAACTATAATGGAGTTACTGCAAAAGGTGACTTAGATAAAGCTACATTGAATTCTGAACTTACTAAAGCTGCACAACATGCTATGGCAGGAAATAAACCTTCAGTAGCACCAGGAGCAAAAAAAGCTGCGCCGGTACCTAGCGGCAAAAAGACTGCTCCTAGAGCAAAAACACAACAAACTAATCCTAATCCACCAACATCAAAAGGTACTAACAACACAGGTGGCAAGGTTCGTGGACAAGTAAGTCAAACGCCAAATGCTGTTAGAAAAAGAGCTGCTAGAGCAAAAGCAAAAACAATTAGCTCTGCACCGCAAATAGATTTATCTGCATTACAATCACAAATTAAAAAGTTAAGTCCGCAGGACCGTCAAAGATTGTTAAAATCTGTTTAAAAGAATGGTAATCCGCTTTTCTTTGTAGTTTCCATATTATCTTTAATAATATCACCTATTAGTGATCGGTCTTCATGACTTAAAGAAAATCCTTCGTCTAAAGATACTGCACCTCGCATATACCAACAAAGTTTCATAACTTCACTTTTAGTTTCTTTTTGCTGATTTTCCATGTGTTTAACTTCTTCTAGGATCTCATCCGCGGACCAAGATAAGATCCTTATCCGAAAAAATTTGATTGATCAAACGTAATCGGAACTTCAAAAGTTTTAGGTGCGCCTGCAGCAACATCTTCATCAGATGAATCTACTTTAAACGGCTCAATGCCAAATTTTTGTTTCTGTGTGTCAAGATGATCAAGTATTGTTTGATAAAATTCTTTATCTACATTACTAATAAATTCTGAAATATGTTCAGGATTGGTTACTACAGTATCACCAATAGTAACTTTAATTACACCCTTTGCTAACATACTTACAGTAAGATCAGTAAGCATTGCAAAACTTTCACTAAATGCTGTTAATTTTTCAGCATCTGGAATACTATCATCATTAATTGTTTGGAAGATTCTTTGCTCTTCGAATGTTTTTAATGCTGCAGAAGTAAACTCTTTATAAGTTAAAGGCCGTAACCCAACAGTCATCTCGCCCATTACAACAACATCATCATAATTAGATGTTACTAACTTATTTAAGATTTTTCTTAAGTCAACAGCAAACGATCTGTCTTCTCCAGTTCCAGGAACTTTTGTTTCTAAGTCTAAAATCTCTCCGTATGTTGCAATACGGATAGCAACTAATACTGCATCTAAATCAATACTAGGCATTTGCCAAGGATCAATAATATCAGGAATACAACTTTTAATTACACTTACAGTAGCAGATCCGTTTAGTAACGCATCAGGTGTTTTAATTGATAACTCGTCTTTTGCTGTCATTGCATAAACAGCATACTCCCCAGTCTCTGGAGTATGAAGAGCCCCTTCGGGATAATATTTTCCCTTACTAGGTAATGTAATATGTACTTTAGGTTGCCTAAAATACTTTCTTAGTGGATTTTGTTCTTCATTTCCGGCTAATTGCTTTAATGTAGCATCAGCTGTTAAGGGATTAAATTCTGCCATGTTGTTCTCCGTATAAATACATTATATGTAAGTATGTATCAAATATATTTATATGGGTACTTAACTAGGAATCTAAATCGTGGCTGAAGAAATTGATATTGGTAATGTAGGCGGACAGAATGGAGTTGCAAGTGAAGCAACACTAGCCAAGCTGACTGCTTCAATTGAAGCTATGGCCAGGAAAGCAGGAATTGATCCAAAGGCAGAAGCAGCTAAATTACAGAGATTATACAACGCACAATTAAACACTACTATCCCATTAGAGAGAGCATCTGGAGAATCTAAGAAAGATAATACAAAGGCTACTAAGGAATCTACAAAAGCTACAATAAATTATGGAAAAGCTATTAAAGGTGCAGCACTTGGAGCAATAAGCGGATTTGCTCAGAGTTTAACTAATATGGCTGGTGCTGTTATGGGAAGCGAAACAAGTTTAAGTTCCTTTGCACAACACATTCCGCTTATTGGAAATCAACTAGCGTTCTTAGCAGGGCTTATAGATCAAAACGTAAATTCCTTTAGGGATTTATCTACTGTAGGAGCAACTTTTGGAAATGGATTAAATGATATTAGGCGTATAGCTGCTGAAGCAGCAATGCCGCTAAGTGATTTTGTTTCTATTGTTGGAACTAACTCAAAGCAAATGCAACTGTTTGGAGCTGGTACAGCTGCTGGTGCTAAAAACTTTGCTATGATGTCAAAGAATTTAAGGCAAGTTGCAGGCAAAGACTTAATGAATTTAGGTTATACGTCTGGTGACTTAAACGAACTACTATTAGATTATGCAGAATTCCAAGACATGCAACTTGGTGTTACTAGAAGAAATACTCAAATGAATACCAAAGACGCAGCCGCGTTTGGTGAACAATTGCAATTGTTAGCAGGCGCTACTGGTAAACAACGTGATGAAATAATGAAAGCAGCACAAGCTGCTGGAGAAGAAACTCGTGTAAGAGCTGCTATGGCTGGCATGTTGCCCAAGGAGCGTGAAAGATTCTTACTAAACATAGGTGCAGCTCCTGCCGCATTCCAAGACGTTTTAAAAGATATGGCAGACGGAATACCGCACAGCGATGCTGCTCAAGGTATGATGGCAATGTCGCAAACATTTAGAGACCAAGCTGATCAAGTTAAAGATATGAATCCTCGGCAGCTAAATGATTTTATGGCAGAAGTAAATAATGATATTGAAAGTTCTATAAAAGAGTTTGGACCAGGAGCAGTTGAATCTTTAACTAGAGGTGGCGACGGCATAGCAGAAGTATTAAACAATATAGCACCAGCATTAGCCGACAAAGCAGAAATGTCAGACGCAGAATGGAAAGCAATGCAAGCCAAGCTAGATGCAGAGAAAGACTCTGGCGAGGGCATAAAACAGTTTGGCGAAACAATTAATAGACTAAGAGGCCAAATAATTACTGCTCTATTACCTGCACTTGAATCATTCCAAGGATTTGCTTCAGATAAAATTAAAGACTTAGCTACTTTTCTAAAATCCGATGATTTTAAATCTTATATGGAGATGTTTAAGACTGCCTTAAGTGATGGCGTGGCAAAGATAGAATTATTCTTTAAAAATCTAGGCAAGTACGATTTAATGACTGCATTATTTGGAGGCAAAAAGGGTGTGGACGTTGATCGCGAAGGCAACACTCTTGACAAAGACGTTAAGGGATTGTTTGGTGGTGCAGGCGAAGGATTTAGTATTTCAAAATTATTAGGAGATACAATTAAATCTGCATTTGATGACTGGGAAATTGACTGGGGCAAAATGTTTGTTGGTGGAATGGTAGCATTAGGATTAGCAATTGTAGCACCAGTACTTGGTATACCTGTGATACTACTAGCTGCCGTGACAACGGTTTTTGGACTAAGTGCATTAGAAGATCTTTTTACAGGCGCATGGAATTTACTTAAAAGCGCATTTACTTTTGGAGCAGATGGTCTTAAATCAATAGGCACAGGGATTGGCGGCCTGTTTACAGGCGCATGGGATTTACTTAAAGGCGCATTTACCTTTGGAGCAGATACACTTTCTATGTTAACAGCTGGTGTCAGCGGACTACTTAAAACTGTATGGACAGAAGTTACAGGTTGGTTTACATTTGATGAAGGTACATCATTTAGTATTAGCGGAGTAGTAACAAAGATGTGGGAAACCGTTAAGAGTTATTTTAAATTCATTGACGGAGCATTAGGATTTAGTATTAGTAGTTTGGCTATTACTGCATGGAAAACCGTAACAGGATGGTTTGGATTTGGTGATGGGGAAGCAGCTTTTGCGATTAGTAAATTAGCTACCGAAGCGTGGAAAACTGTTAAAGGTTGGTTTGGGTTCGGAGATACAACCTTTAGTATATCAGGATTAATAACAACAGCATGGATAACTGTTAAAAGCTTCTTTAGCTTTGGAGATATGAAACTTCCTAGTATAACTGATCTTTGGACATCTATAGTTGATAAAGTTAAAGGATTTTTTACATTCGATTTTAAAATGCCAAACTTTAAAGATTTTTTACCTACATGGCTCGGCGGCAAAGGCAAGGAACTAGACATAGCAGGAACCCAAGCACCAGTAGCAGCTAGTCCTAATGAACAAGTACAAACAATTCCTGATCCTACTAAAGCAGAAGCAAATCTAAAAAAATTAGGAACAGCAAATGCAATAGTACAATCACTTGTTGATATTCCAAATTTAAAAGCTGTATTCAAAGAAGTTAATACAGCACTAAACAGCGGCCATGTAAGATCTTATGCAACTGCATTAAAAGATGTTGCAACACAAATGAAAAAAATTAATGAATTGTCTACAAAAACGGAAGGCGGCTTCCTTGGAGTTGGCGGCTCAGAAGTAGCTACAGCAGGAGGCTCTGCACTTAACAGCGGAGGAATCACTCCTGGTAACGCAGGAAGCAATGCTACACTAAATACTAATATGACAATGATGCTAACAAAATTAGACTCTATTATTGAGAATACTAAAAAAGGCGCTGACAATACTGCTGGTATAAGCAATGACATGGCAGTGCATCTGTCAACAGGGTAATGAGGATGAATAAATGAGTTGGAAAAAATACTTTACTCCAATACCAACGGGAGATAACGCAAACGGTAGCTATAGTCCGTTCACTGCACGTAGTAGTGGCAATCTTGCAGGGCCGGCAAAATCTAATTATTCAAGTTACTTGCCAGATGTATATGTTGGTAGTCCTAATCGTACTGAACGCTATGGGCAATACAATACTATGGATCAAGATTCAGAAGTAAATGCAGCCTTAGATATTCTCGCAGAATTTTGTACACAAAAGAATAAAGCTAACAATACTCCTTTTATTGTTGACTACAGAAATAAAGCTACGAATAACGAAATACAAATTATTGGACAATACTTACAACAGTGGGCAAAGTTACAAAAATTTGAAACTAAAATATTCCGTATAATAAGAAACAGTTTTAAATATGGAGATCAGTTTTTTGTAAGGGATCCAGAAACTAAACGTTGGTTTCATGTTGATCCTGCAAACGTAGTACGTATTATTGTAAATGAAAGCGAAGGCAAAACTCCTGAACAATATGTAATTAAAAATATTAATTTTAATTTTAGAGATGGCATTGCAACTACTCCGTATCAAACAAACGGAAATATTGGTAATGCTGGAACTAGTCCTGGAAGCACACTTAGTGGTGGAAGAGGACAAATAGGACAGCCTAACGCATCAGCAAGCGGAAGTAGATTTACTAGTGACGACGGTGAAGTAACTATTGATGCAAAGCATGTTGTTCATTTAAGTTTAAGCGAAGGATTAGATAACAATTATCCTTTTGGTAATTCGTTGTTAGAAACAATTTTTAAAGTTTACAAGCAAAAAGAATTACTTGAAGATGCGATTATTATATATCGTGTACAGCGAGCACCAGAAAGAAGAGTATTCTATGTTGATGTGGGTAACATGCCATCACACCTTGCTATGCAATTTGTTGAACGTGTTAAAACGGAAATACATCAAAGACGTATTCCATCGGCGACTGGGGGCGGAACTAATGTCATAGACAGCTCATATAACCCTTTGTCAATTAACGAAGATTACTTTTTTCCACAAACTGCTGAAGGTAGAGGTTCAAAAGTTGAAACACTACCAGGCGGAACTAACTTAGGAGAGATAGATGACCTTAGATATTTTACTAATAAGCTCGTACGTGGTTTACGAATCCCTAGCAGCTATCTACCAACCGGGGCTGACGACAGTGCTGCTCAGTACAATGACGGACGAGTTGGCACAGCCTACATACAAGAATTAAGATTTAATACCTACTGTGAAAGATTGCAAAACTTAATAATTGGAGAGTTTGACACAGAATTTAAAAGATATATTCTTGAAAGAGGAATTAATGTCGATACAGCAATGTTTGATCTTAAATTTCAACCTCCACAAAACTTTGCAAGTTACAGACAAGCAGAAATTGATAATGCTCGTGTGCCAACATACACACAAATGGCAGCTATTCCTTATATGTCAAATAGATTTGCACTTAAACGTTTCTTAGGTATGTCAGACGAAGAGCTTGCAGAAAATGAAAGATTATGGCGCGAAGAGAACGAAGAAGATTTACAACCAATGGGTGATGATGCTACTTCTGAAATGAGGGATGCTGGAATTAGTCCAGGAGGCATAGAAGGTGACCTTGGCGGTTTAGAAGATGAAATAGAAGACGATGGCGAAATGCCTGTAGACGGAGGAGGTGGTGAAGCACCATCTACAGTTACAGGTGACGAACTTGGTTCCCCAGCAACAACTGACCAAACGGTATAAATACAATA